CAAGGCAAAATTCATGGCCGCGGTCAACGGGCGGCAGCCGCTGGTTACCGGAAACGATTGGGACTACACCGCGATCGGACTGCCGGCTGACGAGCTGCAGTTCGTGCAGTCGCTCAAGCTGAACGCCACGCAAATCGCAGCGATCTACGGGATCGCCCCGGAGGACATCGGCGGCGAGGCGGCGGCCGGCCTGCAGTACAGCACCGTCGAGATGAACCAGATCAAGCTGTCATCGAACACAATGCTGCCCTGGTACACGCGTTTCGAGGACGGCATGGAAGGGTCAACACCTCGAGGCCAGTACCTGATGTTCGAGCCCGATGATCTGCTGCGTACTGATCTGGTGACCCGGATGACCGCTCATAACCTGGCCCTGCAGAACGGGGTCGAGATCCAAGACGAGGCCCGGGCAAAAGAGGGCAAGCAGCCACTCACCCCGGAACAATTCAGCACCTGGCAGCAGACCTACAAGCCGGTGCCTGTGGCGCCGGCCGCGACCCGAGAGGGGCAGCAGTGACCGAAATCGAACGCCGCGAGACCAGAGGGACTGTCGAGCTGCGTGCTGCTGGCCCGAAGGGAAAGCGGGCCGGCGGGTACGCCATGAAGTTCAACACGCCATCGCAGAACCTCGGTGGGTTCGTCGAGCGGGTGATGCCGTCATTCCCCGATCAGACCCTGGCCGATGGCCTCGATGTCCTCGGCCGGTATCAGCACGACTCCAATTTCCTGCTCGGCCGGACCGCGGCCGAGACGCTGCGCCTGCAGAAGGACGGGATCGGCCTCGACTACGAAGCTGACCTGCCGGACACGTCCTACGCCCGCGACCTGACCGCGCTGCTCGAGCGCGGCGACGTCCGGGGGTCGAGTTTCGCGTTCCGGTTGACCGAGGACGGCGACAGCTGGGGGTTCACTGACCGCGGGTTCCCGCAGCGGGACCTGCACCGCGGCATCATCGTCGACGTCGCGCCGGTGGTGACCCCGGCCTACCTCGATACGTCGTCCGGGCTGCGCTCGCTGGCCGAGCACCGTTCGCTCGACCTGCAGACGGTGGTCGCTGCGGCCGCGCACAACGAGCTCGGCGACCTACTGCGGGCGAAGGAACCGGTGGTGATCGACCTCGGGCCGGTGCAGCAGAGGTTGCGGCAGGTCAAGCTCGCAATGCACGATGAACGCGAACACCTGATCTGAGTAACAGCACGGGCGCGCAGGCTGCCGGGATCACCGAGGCGACACCTCGGCCCCGGTGTCCGGCGCCCGTGGGAGCGGGACGCGATACGGGCCCCTCGACGCCGAGCAAGACAGCGACGAGAGATAGGGGCCCGGGGTATGACGCCGGAGCAGATCCGCGAACTGCGCGAACAGCGCATGAACCAGCACAACGAGCTCAAGGGGATCCTCGAGCGCGCCGTCGCCGAGAACCGCGACCTCACGGTGGATGAGCAGGCCACCGAAACCCGCCTCAACGAGGCGCTCACGGAGTCCGGGCGGGTGGTCGAGGCGGCCGAGGGCCGGATCAAGGCCCTCGACGACGCTGAGGCGCGGCAGAGCGAGACCGACAAGACGTTCGCCAAGCTCCTCGACCGCGATCCGGATCTGCGCGCGCTCAACGCCGGCGGCGGTGGCGTTCTCAGTGAGGTCGACGAGGTGCGCAAGTGGTTGACCGGGCAGTCCGGCAGCCGGGCGTTCGTCGCGCACGCGGGTCGGCCGATGGGTACGGCCGAGTTCCGGCAGCTCGACGAAATGCGGGTGCTGTCCAAGCTCACCGCCGGCGCCGGCCTGAACACGGTCAAGATCTCGTTCTACGACCGGTTGGTGGCGCACCTGATCGAGGTGTCCGGCATCATGCAGGCCGGCCCGACGATCCTGAACACCACGACCGGTGAGCAGATGCTTGTGCCGAAGACCACCGGTCACTCGACTGCCGCGCTGGTCGCCGAGGCCGGCACCATCGGTGCGTCTGACCCGGTGTTCGGGCAGGCGTCGCTCGACGCGTACAAGTACGCGGTGCTGCTGCAGGTCTCGCACGAGCTGGCCAACGACTCGAGCATCGACCTCATCGGTTACCTGGCGATGCAGGCCGGCCGCGCGGTCGGCAACGCGTTCGGTGCCGCGCTGGCGACCGGTACCGGTTCGTCGCAGCCGCAGGGCGTTGTGCCGGTCGCCTCGGTCGGTGTCACCGGCGGTGCGGGTGTCGCGGGTGCGTTCACTGCCGACAACCTGATCGATCTGTTCTACTCGGTGATCGCCCCGTACCGGGCCTCGGCATCGTGCTGCTGGACTATGCGGGATGCCACCGTGGCCACCGTGCGGAAGCTGAAGGACACCACGAACCAGTACCTGTGGCAGCCCTCGGTGCAGCTCGGTGTGCCGGACACCCTGCTCGGCAAGCGCCTGGTGACCGATCCGTTCATCCCGGCCGTTGCCCTGTCGGCCCGGTCGGTGCTGTTCGGTGACTTCTCGCAGTACTTCGTGCGCATGGTCGAGGGAATGCGGTTCGAGCGGTCGGACGACTTCGCGTTCAACACCGACCTGATCACCTACCGGGCGATCCTGCGCGGCGACGGCGAGCTGATCGACGTCACCGGTGCGATCAAGGCGTTCGTCGGCAACGCCGCGTAGGCGATCCGCTCTCTCATCCGCATACCCGCGAAGGGAACACGCAGCATGGGCACCGAAATCATCCTGACCGGAGACATCTCCGGCACCCGCAACGGCAAGGAATGGCCCCCCCGGGGCACCCGCCTCGAGCTCAACGACGAGGAGGCGGCCGGCATGCTCAGGGCCGGTACCGCGATCCGCGCCGACGATGAGCGGGCCCGCCACATCGGCAACGGCAACGGCGGTGAGGTGTTCTCCGACGAGATGCTCGCCGGTGCGCCGACCGCTCGCGACTGGACCGAGGGGCAGCCCGACACCAACCTGAGCCGGGCGAACTTTCTGGCGCTTCACCCGGACGACACGCGCGAGGTGACCCGCGCGGCCGCCGAGCGCGCTGGTCTGGACGACGCGCACACCGTGCCGGGCCGGGCCCCGGGTACTCCGGTGGTCGGCGACGACAAGCCGAACCCGACCGACCTGCCGACCATCGTGCCGGCGACGGTCGATGCCGAGGACCGGTCGGGCAAGTCGCCCGATGACGGTGCGAAGCTGCTCGACGACGTCGAGACGGCCTCATTGGCCGACGACGCGGAGACTGCGGCGGACACGTCCAAGCCGTCCGGCCGCAAGACCACGACCAGTAAGTAACCCGCTCGCGGGATCGGTGGCCCGGGCGCCCGTTCGGGTGTCCGGGCCATCGTCGTATCTGTGGATTCAACTGAAAGGGGCGTGCCTAGTGGCCCGCTACGGAGCTTCAATCGTTTCTCAGGCGACGCAGCTATCGGGCGTCAACGCGACAACCACGGTCAACGGTTACATGGGGTACTGGGGTGCCTCGGCCACGGCCGGGTTCCGGCTGCGGCGCTTGCAGTTGGGCACGTTCATCGCCGCCGGTGGTGTGCCAACCTCGCAGCAGGTTTCGGTCGGGATCTACCGGCAGACGGTCGCGCCGTCCGGTACCGGCATCGCCTCGGCCGTGCTGGGCCAGCCGTACGAGACGCACACCTTGCAGACCGATCCGACCGCGGGGATCTTCGCGATCACCGCGACCACGATCGGCACCACGGGCCCGACGATCGCCGCCAACCCGATCGCCGTGATCCCGTTCAACACGCAGAGCACGCTGGACTTGCCGTATGAGTTTCTCGAGGAGCTGATCTGTCCCCTCGGCGCGGCAAACGGGATCGCGTTCGTGTCGCTGTCCGGCACCCTGCCGACCTCGCATCAGATCCGGCTCAACGCCGAGATCGAGGTCTGAGAAACCCTGCCGCGCTCGGTCCGACTTCCTCCGGATCGGGCGCGGCAGAGCACGTTCCACCCGCCTCGACCGGATCGGTAGATCATGGCCACCCTGCTCACGCTGCAGACTTTCACCGGCACGAACGGGGCGGCGCTGCCGGGCGGCGCCGGCACCGGTGTGGTCAACGGGGTGATCCCGACCGGCGGAAGCGCGCTGATTCAGAGCAATCAGGCGATGCTCAAGACCGGTTCGGCCGGTGGATACGCTGGCACAGACCGTGTTTCGCAAATCGCGAACATCACGTCGACCGCGAACGCCGTGTACAAGGGCACGTTCCGGTGGTCCGGTGACGAGGTGTACCCGCAGGTCTACGTGCGGGGCACCAACACGCAGCTCGACACCGCCGGCGGGTACCGGGTGGCCCTCGACCCGGTCGGGAACACGTGGGAAGTCGCCTCGGTGGTGGCGTTCTCGCAGACACCGATCGTTGCCGCTACATCGTTCACCTGGCAGACGGGTGTCGACTACTGGATCATTTTCGGGGCGGTCGGCACTGACCTGAGGTTCGTGCTCTGGCAGGACGGGCAGCCGCAACCGGCCTACGCGACGGTCGGATCACCGACCGCGGTGTCTGCGAGCTTCACTAACTCGACGGTGACAGCGGCCGGAACGGTCGGCGTGACGGTCGGCGGCGGTGCCCTCGGCGTCCGGTCGATGTCGTTCGACAACCTCGAGGTGTTCGACGCTTTCCCCCCGGTGATTCCTCCGATCCCGTTCCCGGTGAGGCGCCGGACGTCCCGCGCACTGCCGGCCGCGCGCCGACGACGTCCGGCCGGGCCTGTTCCGGCTGCATCGGCCGTGCTGCCGCCAAAATTCGTCCCGCAGTTGCGCCGGAACCGGATCACGAAGCGTGGTCTGCCGCTACGTCAGGGTTTCACCGCGTTCCCGCCGGCACCGCAGCCGATCGGCCCGATGTTCGATCGCCCCTCGAGGCCACCGGTGCCCGCCATGCGCCGGCTGCGCCGGTTCGTGTCGCCGATCCCGCCGCAGGCTGCCCCGCAGTTCTCCCCGATCCCGATGGTCGGCGTCACCGCCCGCGCCCGGGCCCTGCAACAGCGCCGTCCGCGGGGCGCTGGGCAGCCGCCGCCGGCTCAGCCGCTGATCGTGGTGCCGATCTATCCCCCGGGCGCCGCCCGGGCCCGGGCGCGGGCGCTGGTCGGCCGCCGACCGCGCGGTGCCGGTGTTCCGGTGCAGCAGCAGGTTGTCGTACCGGTGGTGTACGTCCCGAACCTCGGCATCACCGCCCGGGCGCGCCTGCTGCTGGCCCGTAGGCCGCGCGGTACCGGTGGGCCGGTACTCGCGCAGGGCACACCGCCCGCTGTGCCGTACGCGCCCGGCGCGGCGCGGGCCCGGGCCCGCGTTCTGGCCCGCCGCCCGGCCCGGGTGGCCACTGCGGTGCCGATCGGTGTCCTGCCGCCGGCCGCGCAGGCGCTGTCCGGGGCGATATGGGATCGGGCGCGCGCGCTGCTGGCCAAGCGGCGCCGGCCCGGGGTCGGCCCAGTGCCGCCGCAGGAACGTCCGCCGCTGCCCGGGCCGGTCGGCCGCCGGCGACCAGCTGCTGCACCGGTGCGGCGCCGGCCGGTCGCTCGGCCGCCGGCTGCTGCCCCGCCGGTGCCGTTCTTCGCGCGTACCGGGCGCTCGAGCCGGACCGTGCAGACCCTGGCGCCGCGCCGGCGCCGGATATCGACCGTGCCGTACGTCGGGTTCGTTCCGGTGCCGGGCGACCAGCCGGGAGGTGTACTGATCGGGTCGGGCCCGGCCGGTACCGGGCCGGTCGGGTCGACCTCGAGCGGGCCGAGCCTGATCGGCGCGGCCGGCGGCACCTATGTGGTTGGCCTAACCGGGGCCGGCCCGAGCATGATCGGGAGAGACAGATGATTGACGCATGATCGACCTAGGGGACGTCGTCCCGCTCACCCTCACGATCAAAGATCCGGTCACCGGGCTGCCGGCCAACGCCTCTGCGGTGGTGTGCACGATCACCGCCCCGGATCAGACGATCAGCACTCCCACGGTCGGTAACACGGTGACCGGGACATACACCGTGCAGTTCACGACGGCGCAGTACGGGCAGCACCGGGTGCGGTGGGTCGCGACCGGAACCAATGCCGGCGCGTTCACCGACGAATTCACTGTCGAGGGCGACTATCAGCCGTTCGTGTCGCTCGGCGAGCAGCTCGCGTGGATGCGCGGCACCACGGTCATCACCTCAACGGCCGACCTCGAGACGCTGCGGTTCTTTATCCGCGTGTCCTGCGAATCGGTCGAGGCCGACCTCGACCGGTCGATCAGCCTGCAGACCAGAACGCAGACGATCGACGGCGGGACGGCAGGTGTCGTGTTGTACCGGCCGCCGGTGGTGTCGATCGTCTCGGTGGTAGAGAACGGGACGACGCTGGCGACCACGGACTACGTCGCCAACCTGGCAGCCGGGCTGCTCTACCGCGGGCAGGCATCGGCGCCTCGGGCGTTCCTGACCGGGATTCAGAACGTCGTGATCACCACCCGAAACGGGTGCCTGACGAGTATCCCCACGGTGGCCCGCACGGTCGCGATGAAAGGAGCGCAGCGCCTCTGGCAGCAGTCGCAGCAGATGCCGCACCCGTCAATGGATGACCTCGGCGCCGAGGGCACGGTCAACATCGTCGGGCAACTCACTCCGCTCGAGTGGGCCGCGTATCAGAAGCTGAAGATCGGGGGTATCGGATGACCACGATCGGCGGTGTGAAAGCGGCGCTGATCGCGATCGGGACGGCGATCTATGACCCGACCACGACCTCAGTTGGGTACTCCGGTCGGGCGGTGATCAGCCGCGAGTACCGGCTGTTGGTCGGTGACATCGAGGGTGACACCGAGGTTGAGGCGATGGGGACGACGCGCCCGGTCAAGGAGGAATACGACGTGCGGTGCGTGATCAGTGCGACGTCGAACGGGTCGGTCGACGATCAGCAGCGCATCACCGAGCAGGTGATCTCGATGTGGCAGGCCCTCGACGTCGCGATCAGGGGCAGCACGCAGCAGAACCTCGGAGTCACCGGGGTACGCGTGGCCGGCATCACCGGATCATGGTCACTGAAGGAAGCGCAGGCATCCGAGACAGCCGGGCCAATCAATACGTCGCTCGAGTTCCGAGTGCACGTCGAAGCTAACTACCGACTGCCCTGAGAGGATTTACAACGTGAGCATGTTCAGAGAGATCAAGAACGTTTCGGCCAGCGATCGGCGCCTATCGGTCGACGGCGAGACCCACATCGTCAAGGCCGGACAGACCTTGCAGGTAACGCCCGAGGCAGCCGGCCGGGCGCCATCCTGGCGCGCTGCGACGGACGCCGAGGCCGAGCTGCTGCTCGCCAAGCCGCTGCAGATGCACTCGCGGCGCAACGGCGACCAGCTCGAGGTGTTCGACCTCGGAGAGGGACTGCTCGCGCAGCCGGACAACTGGCGCCCGGCCGATGCCGACCCGAACGAACCCGCCCCCGATCCCCTCGAGCCCGGCACCGCGCCGGCTGAGGTCGACAGCACCGGAACGGAGCTCTAAATGGCTGGCGCACTCGATCATCAGGCCGGCATCGTCGTCGAGGCGACGTACGGCACACCCCTCACGCCGACAGCGTTCGTCGAGTTCGATTTCGACAAGAGCTCGCACCACTGGGACCCGAAAATCATCGTCGGTACCGGGATGCAGCCCGGTGACGGCGGTTTCCAACGGGCAGACCGGTCGGTCGCCGTGCTGGGCCAGGGATCCGGCACGCTGGCCCTCGATTACCAGACTCGCGGGATGGGCCGGCTGATCGACGGCGTGTGCGGCACCGGTGTGAGCACGCTGGTGGCAGGCAGCACCTTCCAACAGCTGTTCACCTCGGCGCTCACCGGGTCGCTGCTACCGCCGCGTACCCTCGAGTACGGGATCGTCCGGACGGACACGGGCGGCACGGTCGACGGGTACCGGTACGGCGGTGTCACGTTCCCCAAGCTCACCATCAGCAACGATGCCGGCGACATCGTCCGGGCCTCCCTCGATTGGGATGCCCGCTCGCAGGTCCTCGGCACCGCGGCGACGGCGTCCTACCCGGTGCTGACCACACCGTTCCACTACGGGCAAGCGGTGGTGACGGTCGGCGGGACCGTCGTGGTTCCGACAACCAACGCGCTCGCCTCGGGTGGGACCGTCGTCACCAACGTGCAGTCGTTCGAGGCCGCGATCGACAATCAGGCCGACCTTGATGACTGGGCGCTCGGCGGGATCCGGAACCAGCCGAGAATCGGTGAGCGGGTCGGCACTATCAAGATGGTGGCCCGGTACGACGCGGCGACCTACGATGCGGCGCTCACCAACCACACGTCGCTGCCGGTGACGATCACGTGGACCAAGACGGACGAGGCGCTGTCGACCGGGTTCGCGACCCTGCAGTTGGTGTTTCCTGCGTGCAAGCTGCAGGCCAACGACCGGCCGGGCCCGAGCCTCAAGTCGCCGACGATCCCTCTCGACCTGAACATCTACAAGCCGGCCACCGGACACGCGTTCTACATCGTGCACCGCACCGCCGACACCACGCTGTAGGAGCGGTGGCCGGGGCGGGCGGGTTCGACGCGCGGGTGACCGGCGCCGACCAGATGGAGCAGCTCGGCCGCGACCTGCGTGCGGCCGGCGCGAAGCAACTCCGGAAGGAGTTCATGCGCGCCGGCCGCGAGCTGGGTAAGCCGGTCGCCGAGGCGTTCAAGGCGGCCGCGCTGGCCGAGCTGCCCAAGAAGGGAGGCCTCAACGAGTGGACCGCGGCACGGATGAAGACCAAGACGCAGATCCGGCTGTCCGGGAAGGACCTCGGCGTCTCGTTCATCACCCGGCACAAGGGCGTCAAGGGCCTGTCCGATTTGAAGGGCCTGAACAACGGAAAAGTGCGGTACCCGCTGTTCGGTGACACCGGTCACTGGTACATGCACGAGGTGCCGGCCGGGTTCATTTTCAGGGCGTTCGAGGCGATGGGTGAAGATGTCCGTAACGAGTTCCTCGCCGCGGTTGATCGGACGATCGAGCAGCTGCGCGCCGAGGGACCCTAACCCACCCGAAGGGACCGCACATGAAGTTCACGATTCACCCCGAAGCGATCGAACGTCTCGGCCTCGACCCGGTCGCCGCCGGCCGCGAATTCGACGGGTACACCAACCGTGAGGGCCTGCTTGGTGGTGTCCCGCGAGGCATCCTGAAATGGGTCAAGCGCGAGCTCAAGGTCGACCGTATCGAGCAGCTCGATGCGGCCGACGGCCGGTTGGTGTACTACCTGATCGCGATCCGGAACGTCGATCACACCCTGCTGCCGATCAGCCGGATCGACGAACTCGCGACTACCGATTTCGTTCTCACCCCGCATCTGGTGACGTCCAAAGATCAGGACGGAGACTGCGGGGAGTGCTCGCAGCCGATCGACTCGCCGCTGCACCGGGTGTACGACGAGGACGGGCAGCAGCTCGATCAGCCCGAGGTCCCACCTACGCGGGCCCCGGGCATCCCGGTGACGACCGAGACGGCGACTACCTAGCCTCGGCCTACTGGCTGCTGTTCCTCACCCATTGGCAGCTCAAGCCGGCCGAGCTCGACGAGCTCACATGCGGGCAGATCCGCGAGCTGGTCGATCACACTGATCGGGTGATCGCAGCAGAACGGCAGGCGACAGCAGAGAGTAGGAACGATGGCTGATAGGACAGTGACCACCGACCTCATCGGTCGGGACCGGATGAGTCAGGCGTTCGACTCGGCCGGCAGGTCCGCGCAAAAGTCCGGCGGCATCATCGGGAAAGTCGGGAAGGGCATCGGCGTCGGCCTCAAGGTCGGCGCCGCTGCCGCCGGCGGTGGTCTGCTGGCCCTCGGCGGGTGGATGGCCCAGGGAGTCAAGGACGCTGTCAGCTATCAAACGGTCCTCGCGAAAACTGCGCAAGTCCTGAAAACCACCGGTGGTGCGTCCGGGGAGACAGTCGACGGGATCAAGAATCAGGCTGCCGCGCTCGAGACGCTGTCGGGCGTCGACGAGGAGCTGATCATCAATTCGCAGAACGTCCTAGCGACGTTCACCAACATCAAAAACGTTGGCAGCAACCGCATTTTCGATCAGGCAACTCAGTCGGCGCTCGACATGTCGGTTGCCCTCGGATCGGACCTGCAGGGCGCCTCGATCCAAGTCGGCAAGGCACTCAACGACCCGGTCAAGGGTGTGTCGGCGCTGTCGAAAGTTGGTGTGTCGTTCACCCAATCGCAGAAGGACACCATTGCGGCGATGGTGAAGACGGGCGATACCGCCGGCGCGCAGGGCGTGATCCTGAAGGAGCTCGGCAAGGAGTTCGGCGGTGCTGCTGCTGCTGCTGGCAAGGGTGCTGCTGGTGACTTCGCTCGGTTCCAAGACGTCATCAGCGATACAGGCCGCACCGTGGGGCAGGCCCTGCTGCCTACTCTGACTAAGGTTCTGGTCTGGGCGACGAACAAGCTGCCCGGTGCTATCACGACTGCTACGCAGGTAATCAACGGGTTTATGGCTGCGCTCAAGGGCGGCGGCACTACCGACGCGGGGATCATCGGCAAGGCCGAGGTCGCGGGCCGGAAGGTCGCGCAGGCGTTCCAAGCAGCGAAAACTGTTGTCGGGGATTTCATTACGGTTATCAGCAACCCTGAGGTGCAGGCGTTCGCTGGTGCCATCATCGCTGTGACTGCCGCGCTCACCGTTTACCGTGGCGTTCAGAACGCTGTGATCGCTGTGACAAAAGCGTGGACGGCCGCACAGGAGGCCCTCGATGTGGTGATGAACGCCAACCCGGTGTCGGTTATCATCATCGCTGTAATCGCGCTCACCGCAGCAATTGTCATTCTGTGGAAGCGCTCGGAGACGTTCCGCGCAGTCATGATCAACGTGTTCAAGGCGGTAGCGAACGTAGTCCTCACCTACGCGGATATCGTGCTGACGGTGTTCGGGAAGATCGCCGAGGCCCTCGGGCACCTACCGGGCAAGGCCGGCGCCGCGTTCCGATCGATGGGCCACGCGATCGATTCGGCCAAGGGGAAAGTCGACGCGCTCAAGCACCGGATCGATAACCTGCCGACGCACAAGTCGATCAATATCGACGTGACCACGCACTACGGGCACACGGGATCCGCGAAAGACGGCATCGGCGGGAACGTCCCTAAAGCCATGGCCCGAGGCGGCGCGGTCACCGCGAATACCCCGTACATCGTCGGTGAGCATCAGGCCGAGCTGTTCGTACCGGGGCAGTCGGGGACGATCATCCCGGACATCAGTAGCCTGTCGCGCAGGACCGGCGGCGGGTCGGATACGCAGGCATCGGCCAGCAGGGGCGGCACGGTGGTGTACGTGACGATCAATGCCGGCACCGTGGTCACGACTGCGCAGAACCTGGCCGATGCGGTGGTCGATGCGATCAACCGCCGTGCACCGGGCAGTAAGAAACTGTCGGCCGACGCTGTAGCAGCCGCGCAGGGCCTCGGCGCTGCCCGAGGTGCGGCGAGGAAGGGACTCCGATGACGGCATGCAGTCTCAAGCTAGAGGTCGAATTCGTTCAGGGGTCAGGGACGTTCGTAGATCTCACCGTTCTAGGACGGGTCGAGAGCGTGGTGATCAACCGGCCGACGACAGGCAAGGGCCGGGGGATGGCCACGACAACTCTGTCGGCGGTGCTGAAGAACTTCCCTGACCCGGTGACGGCGGTTTGCCCGTTCACTCCGGGCAGCCCGGTCGCGACGTACTGGCCGAATCTGCTGCGGGATCGGCGGGTCCGCGCGACGGCAGTTTTCGCGGGTGGCGCGTCGACATCGGTGCGGTTCAATGGGTTTGCGGATACGTGGACACCGGATATGAGTAGCGGCAACCCGAGCGAGTCAACCGTTATCCTCACCGCATCCTGCGTTATCTCGAGGTACACACGCCGAAAACTGTTGTCACAGTACGGCGAGACGGTCACTGCGATACCCCTGTCTGATTACTACCCGTTCGATGACTCATCCGATTCGTACAAGCTGCGCGGTGTCGCATCTGACCTGACGATCCCGCCGGCCCTGATGATTCCGGCCGCGAACGGTACCGGTACGGCTGCGCTGAGCACACCATCGGACACGATCCTCGTTGACGGGTCGATCGCGTTCTCGCGGGGTGACTCGCAGTCGCCTTCACCGGTGGTGATGATCCGGACCCGTGATGCGTTCGGGCCTTTCAACAGTAAGCAGATCTGCCGCGTATCTGCATGGGTGAAGCTGAACGTCGACCCGGCGCTCGCCAACGATGACGTATTCAGCCTGCGCACGGCACGCGGTGACATCGTGTGGCGGCTGGTGGTCGCGCTGGTCTCTGGGCAGATCCATTGGCAGATCCTCGACGGCAACGGTGGGATCACCGTGGATTGGAATAGCGGCGGTCCGCGAGACGAAAGTTGGATCTGGGTAAGCGTTCTACCGTTCCTGTCGGGCGGTAACCCGGCACTGTCGATCGCGGTGCGGAACAAGCAGATTCCAGATCAGATTGTCGGTTCGTCGTTCATCACGACCGGCGACGGGGCGTTCGGGAACTACATCATCGTCGGTGGCCGGATGAACCCACAGGCCCCGGGCAAGCAGACCAACACCCTGCAGGGCGAGGTGTCGAGCTTTCACGTGCAGTACGGGACGTCACTGCCCACGTCGTACTCGCAGACCTCGGCGGCCGGGTTCACCGGGTACACCGGGTTCGGGCGGGCCGGGCAGCTGCGGGACATCTCGAGCCCCTACGACACGATCGTCGGCGGGTCGCTCGGCGTGGCCTCGAGCGACACCACACCGATCGCACTCACAAACAATCAGTGGAACCTGTTCGACGCGTGGGATGAGCTGGCACGCACGATCGGCGGTGCGGTCACGACGCTGCCGGATGGGCGGCGCCGGCTGATCGCCCCGCCGTCGCAGAACCCGACCGCGGCAGCGTTGCGGGTCACCCTCGACGCGTCCGAGGATTTCCACATGCCGGCCGGCGGGTGGCAGCAGACGATCGAGCCGATCCCGACCCGGGCCACAGCGACCTCACCGGTTGGATCGGTCACCTACGTAGACACGGTGGCCGAGGCGGGGACGACGTACACACTCGAGGGAGCAGCGATCGATACGGCTGCAGGCACTATCGATGTGGCCCGGAATGCTGCGGCGCTCGAGATGGCCACGAAGGGCCCGCGAGTGTCGCAGATCAGCGTCGATGTGACGTTAACTGCGACGGATAAGACGCTGGCGATCATGTCGATTCTGCCGCTGGATCGGGTGCGGTTGGCGAATGTTCCGTCGCAGTATCTGGGGTTCACGTACATCGACGTTTATGCGTCTGGTTGGGTCGAAACGTACATCGGTGAGGGCGGTCTGGCGCAGTTCGTGTTCGATTGCGACCCGGCCGACGATCCGGCTGAGGGGTATTGGGATGACGCCGAGTTCGGGCGGGTCGCGATGGATCCTGGTGCCTCAACCGTGACCAGTGGGACGTGCGTGGGGAACACGGGTACGGGAACGGTGATCATCACGACCACCTCGCCGCTGACGACATC